TCAAGGCACAGCAATCAGCACTGCCCGCCCTGATTTTAATGCTGACACAGTCGCTATCTTTGAAAACGATTCCAACTGCTCAATTCAAATCCTCACAAAAGATGCCAGCGCAATCGCTGAAATTAATATGGGCGGAATCGGTGAAGACCGAGAAGGCAATCTTCGATACATCGCTAGTGAGCAAAAAATGGAGCTGGGACCGCGAAACGCTAGCAGCAAAATGGGGCTGTATACTGCAGGCAGTCAGCGAATACACATTGATGCTTCAGGTAATACATCAGTCGGTGCGTCCACTCCTAAGCACTTGTTCCACGTTCAAGATGGCGACCTTGGCATTGTCACAAACTCAGCCGATACTGTAGCGAAAAGCTTAATATTGGCCAAATCCCGAAATAATACAGACGGCAATCATACGGTTGTTAACAATGACGACAGTTTAGGAACAATTAAATTTACGGGCAGCGACGGAGACAGCTTTCAAGAAGCCGGTCAAATTGAGATTAACGTCGACGGTACACCCGGCGGAGTTTTCGGGGTCTCAACTAGCTTTAGCGGCGGCGTTGGCGCAGGATATTCAACTGGATCAGGAGTGGCCACAACCACGACCGGTGGAACTGGCAGCGGCGCAACGGTAAATATTAACGAAGTAAACGGAAGCGGGGCCATCACTTCGTTATCTGTTAACGCTAAGGGTTCAGGCTATGATACCGGCGACACGTTTACTGTAAACGGCGGAAGCTCTTTAGCGACTTGTACCGTGATTAGTGGTGTGCCTGGGGAATTAACATTAAGCACAACACCAGGATCGTCCGCACATATACACGGCGCAAGCGGTGGACCCGTTGCTCGTTTACGTATGGACCATCAAGGCGTTGTCTACTCTGGTGGAGATACAGCGTCTCTTTGGAACTTTCAAAGATACTTAGGCTCAAGCCCTACAAGTTACGCGGAGATTCGCACTGAATCAGCTGGTTTTTCTTTGCACTCAATGTACCAGGGCAATAATAGTGAAATTAGCTTTTTGTATAATTATGTAGAACGCTACAACTTAACAAGCGCGGCGGGTTTTCAGATTTTTAACGGTTATGCGGTGCCAGGGTCTAGCGTTGCAAATGGCGTGATTCTTTATTCAGAGGACGTGAACCAAAACCCCGGCAGCGGCGCAGCCGATTACGCTGAGCTTAAAGTAAGAGATGAAATAGGAAACATTACTACGTTATCACCTCACAACTTTTCAGTGGCTGAACGTTCGGACCCTATGGCTTGGTCCCATTATGGGAAAAACCCGTTCGTAGGTAAAGAAATCAACGTTGATATGATGGCGGTTATTAAAGCAGTTGAACAGCTATCAGGGCAAAGTTTTATTCAAGAACGTGACCTTGACCCGTCTGAGTGTCGAGACTGGGACACAGAAGAGCTGGCAAGAGTCGGTAAGTCTCAGGAGGCAATTGACGAGTGGGAGCTTAAGAGCGACGAAGACAAGAGCAAAATACCACGGCCTGAGCTTTACGTAGCGCAACCAAAGCCGGACTGGATGAACTGACGTGGAAGATGTACTGCTCCAGAGTGGAGGTACGGCAGGTCTTATCGCTGCACTTTGGGGCATTGCTGCTGCTATTAAAAACCACAAAGCGAAAGCCAACGGGGGCACTACTTACACAAGGATTACTATCCTTGAAAATAAAGTAGGTGAGCTACAACAAGAGGTTGAAAACCTTAGAGATAAACTTGGAAAAACTCACAGAGATTTATGTGAGTTTAGAGAAGAGTTTAGAATATATCTTGCGAAACTTGAAACACGCGAAGAGATGCGTAGAGAGATGTCAAAATGAAACCGGGAATTAAAACAACTGAATTTATTATTAGCTTGGTTGGTATGATTGGTGGGGTGGTTCTCGCTAGTATTGAGGGTAATCAGTGGACTCAAATGATTGGTGCGGTTTTAGCTGCTGTGTGTGGCGGGAGCTACACGATGGGTCGAAGCATCGTTAAAGGCAAAGAAGCTACGGGTGCTGCACAAGTAGAGGCTGCTAGGCAACTGGCAAAAAAGCAGGCTCAGTAGCAGGTGAAAGTTTAATCAAGCGTGTGGATCTCGGACTTAAAAAGGTCGGTAGTTTATCGCCGGGTTCGGGACTGTTCAAACTTGCTGCTGGCTTTAACAATGATGGGGGTCGGATTGACGGCCTGCTTGAGCATAGAGTTAGCGAAGAGGTGTCTATATTTGCCTCTGCTAACATTGATACACATAGACAATGGGAAGCTATGACTGGAATAAAAATAGAATGGTAAGGAATATTAATAATGAAGCCCCTAATATTAGAGCATATCGAGGCTCAGGGTCATAAGGTATTCGATAGCGATAACTATGATTTAAACTTATTTGGTATTAGAGTTGGTAGAGACTCTAATAAGTTTGATGACGTTATTGGTTGCGCATATAAAGACGAGGGAGCTTGGCGCGTAGAGCAATGGCGGGCCACTACTGACCCTGGTTATTACCATCTTGAAAACCCACATAACTTAAAAGGCACCGCAATATTAGTCCCTGGCCAATACCGGGGAGTTTGGTCACTAGACTACCACCAAGGAAAGACTCTAGCGTTGTGCCAGCGTAATGGCGAAGTCAAAGTCTATCGAGATGCAAATCGAGATAGAATATTAAACATGAATACAGATACAATTTCAGAAGGGTTCTATGGAATTAACATACACCAAGCTGGAAAGATTTCTTCTAGGGTAGACCGGTGGTCTGCTGGTTGTCAGGTCTTAGCAAGACAGACTGATTTTGATAGGTTGATGTTTCTTTGTAAGAGACAAATTGAAATACACGGGTGGGATAAGTTCACCTACACACTTCTCGACGTGAGCGAGTTAAATAACAAAAGGTTTGTATGAGTAGATAGTAGGTTAATATGAATAAGCGTAACAAGGTTCAGAAGATATTCTTCGTCCCCGACGCGCATGTGCCGTATCATGATAATAAAGCCTTTAAGCTAGTCCTTAAAGCAATTAAAAAATTTGCCCCTGATACCCTGGTCGTTCTTGGAGACTTTGCAGATTTCTATTCTGTAAGCTCCCACGATAAATCCCCCGATCGTCGTATATTATTAAATGATGAAATTAAAGCTGTTAGAAAAGCGCTCTCATCTATTGAGAAGCTTAACGTCCCCCGAAAGATTTTTATTTCTGGTAACCATGAGAACAGGCTTGAAAGATATATAACAACTAAGTCTCCCGAGTTGTTTGGTTTAATGTCTATCCCTGAGTTGTTTCAACTTGAGAACAACGGTTGGGAGTATGTCCCTTATAAGAAGCATGTAATGTTGGGAAGGTTGGCCATCTCTCATGACTATGGGTCAGCTGGACAATCTGCCCATAGAACAGCAGCAACCAAGCTAGGTTCCTCTGTAGTCATTGGCCACACACACCGTTCTGCAATGTTCGCTCGCAATACTGTAGACGGGAAGCTGATGATGTCTGCCATGTTTGGGTGGCTCGGAGATCTTACCCAGATTGATTACATGCACCAAGCCTCAGTCACTACTGATTGGATCACTGGTTTTGGCGTTGGCTACAAGCTTCAAGATGGGACAGTGATTCTTAACTCAATCCCAATTGTAAATAACTCATGCATTCTTGAAGGGGAGATTATTAAATGAAAGTTTATTTTAACAAGGATAAGAAACCCTTAAAGAAAAAGCCAAGTAAAAGAGTTAGACGAAAGAAGTTACCCCCAAGCATACAGATTGGTAGTCATAATATAATTGTTATCCGTAAAGAGCTTGATGACTGCTTTGGTTACTTTGATCCTAACAAACTTGAGATCGCTATCGGAGCCAGCGTGGATGATACCTTGGCCTGGGAAACCTTATGGCATGAAGTTATTGAAGCTATCAATTTTTTCTCTGAAGCAGATATGGAACACAAAAGTATTCAAGTTTTTGGGCTATTGCTTCACCAAGTAATTGATTCTATTTATTCTAAAAAGCCAGTTAGTTCAGGTAAGTAGAGGGTTAACATGAGAAAGCTTCGAGATGTTGTTGAAACAAAATCTACAAGAGATATGAAGTGGGTAGCTTCAGGTGTTTATACGCCTGATATTAAAGATACCCCTAAGCAAACTAAGTTTCCAAAACTAATATCAATATTAATACCAATATTCCTTTGCCTGAGCTGCACGGATTGTACATCAACTAAAGGTGTTACCTTTCTTGATGCGTGTACTGAAGAGTGGGTTCACGGTGAAATGACAGGCACAACAATAGGCATGGCTCCTTTAGTTTTGTATGAAGGTAGGACATATGTTCTTGGTCCAAACTCAACTCATGCTTGGGGTTGGCATTGTTATCACTTGTACCCTAGAGGGTTGAGTAAAAGTTATTATGTACCCGAACCTGAAGTGCAAAAGAAAGATGTTAAAGATTCTATATAGGTAGGGTGGGGGGCACCCGCTAGGGGAGGGGGAATTAATTAGGTCTTCAAGCCCCTCCCCTAGTTCTTATGCGTAACTATGAGAAGGTTTAAACTTTATCTGGTTGCTTGATTGGATTCTGTTTGCTAACAGGTGAGTGCTGCGTGTTTCCCGTGAAACACTATTCTTGGTACACACTGATAAACTCACCAAGGCTATAATCTCAAGTAAGATTGAGAGATATACATAGGCAAACAATCGTATCTTATTGGACGACACGCCTGTAACTCTGGCAAGGCCAGCGAACATAGGGGAACCCATCTCTTCGGGCGGGTTCCTCTCAAGCAAATCTAGATCTACTGCAATCTGACTAAGGTTATTCTCCCTCTTCAAGATATCTGATCTTAGATTCTTAGCGGCTGTGATCCTGTTGTACCCTTCATACTGAGCTGCCACTTGCATGTCAGCAGTGTTCATCTGTAAAAGCCTATCTCTTTTAGATTGAAGCTGCTGATAAACCTCAGTCCTCTCAATGGCCCTGGCTTGAGAAGTCCTATCCGACTCCACGAAGAACCCAAGACTTGCCATCATAGACACCGCAGTACACGCAGCGGATATCGCAAACAACCCAACCCTTTTGGCACCTATGCTATAGATAGCCATTAAACCAAAACCAAGCTGGGCTAAGTCATTGATAAGTCCAAGAACAGTTGCCTCTATATTGTTCCCATCTAAAGCCCAACAAAATCTGATAGTTAACCAGCACTTTAGAATGATTGCGAGTGTGCAGATAAAATAAAATATTGATTTGTTTTTCATTATTATTCCCCGGTTGTGTTTTCCCAAGTGTCAATATTTTGACAGTGCCCCGTCCGAAGACGGGGCTAATATCATTTGGATTCTTTAATCTTTTGAATCCTGGCTTGAACCATAGCGTCTGCCATTTCATAAGCTTGCGCCGCTAACTTTTCAGCTTTATCAAATCTCATTCTTGATTCACCTGCTACGAGACCTTGAACAATTGCCAAAGCAAATTCATCTCTCATAGTTTTTCGCGGTGTCTTACTTACTGCCATCATATTCTCCATAAGCTAGTTTAAGGATTTCAACAAAATCCGTTAGTCTCATTGTAGCTGTTGCTGGTTCTCTATCCCATTTGCAAATCGCTACACACTTCTTATCAGAGCCATTGGTTGAGCTTGCTTCTTCTGCTTGCTCAAGTGCGGCTTTGATGTTCGGTCGTTTACCGACCTTGCACTCTACCCATATCTTGGGACAATCAACATCTGCTCTGGTGTCACCCGAAAAGCATTGGCCTGAACTTCTAATTGTCTTTGGTCCAAACACTTGCTTAAGAACATTTGCGATCTCCCTTTCAAAGCGAGCGCCTTTCTCTCTTTGATACTTACCCATAATTAAAGTAACCCACACTTAACCCACAAAGGTTTGAGAACAAACCAATCGAAGATAGTGTAGATAGATTTACTTTCTCCTTTCGCTGCGGATAGTCTACGTTCAAGAGGTTTAAGCGACCTCTTAATAGATTTCAAATCTTTAATAACCTGTGTGTAACAGTTATAAAATTCAGTGGCATTCATAATACCAAGATTATCAACTCTCTTATCTTCGATAAGTTCCTGACTCTTATAGGATGATGCTATTTGAGCTATGTGTTTAATATCATCTTCCAAGCCTGTTAATAAATCTTCGATAATTTCTAAGTCTTGTTCCATAACAGTGTATTTCATGTGACCCCCTAACTATTCCTGGTACCCTTTTTTTCATATGCTGTATCTCCCCAACTCTTTAGAAGCCTTAATGTGTAAGCTTCTTTAGGTAGTGGGTTTTTACAGCTTTCGCAAAGCCAGTAATCTCTACCGTGGATTGTTTCAAGTGATAAGTTATTTGTTATACATATACAATTTTGACAGTATGACGTGTCAGTCTTCTCCGTCGTCATTCCCCCTCCAGGACATTATTATTAGTATGGTTTCATTGTCCCCCAGGATTCCCCAACATCGGCATCACTCTTAATTGGTGAGGAGCACCAAGGTTGGTCATTCATAACCCTGAGAATTTGTGGGATGACTTCATCCTCGTAACCCTTCTTGATCTCGAAGAGTATTGAATCATGTACAGTTAGAACCATTCTAACTACGTCTCTATCCAACTCATTCCATATTCTGCACATGGATGAGCGAAGCATTTCCGATGCAGAGCCCTGCACCAAATAAGAAATAGCTTTATGATATGGAGGCTCAAAGCCCGTAAAATGCCGCCTACGTCCCGAATACATTGTAATGTAGCCACGGTTCTTAGCCACATTTTGTGCATCGTAGAGAAGCTTACGGAAGCCAGGGAATTGTTTATTATACTTGTCTAAGTATTTACGTGCATCCTTCTCTGAGATGTTTAGGTTCTCTGCCAAAGCAGTAGCTCCAATCCCATAGATGATGCTGAAGTTAAGAGTCTTCGCGATGAAGCGATCGATACCAACTTCTTTGGCTGTTGCGGTGTGGATGTCCACACCAGCTCTGATCATATCAAGCATCTTATTCTCACGGGCGTAGTGTGAACCCACTCGAATCTCAGCTTGGCTATAATCTATCTCTGCCAGGGTGAATCCCTCCCTGGCTATTATACAATCTTTAACTTTGTAGATTTCTGATTTACGCGGAACCGCGTGAAGGTTTGGTTTGGAACATGACAGCCTGCCTGAGACAGTACCAGTCATGCGGAAGGTGGGATGAATACAGTGTTCCTTATCCATTCTCTTAAGGAATGGGGAGTAGTATGTATTCTTAACTTTGGACCAAGCTCTGTACTCTAGTACAGCTCTAGCTTCGTCTCTATTTAATCTTTCAAGAGTTCGACTGGTTGAGTCAGGAATACCTAACCACTTCTGAACTTGGATGGGAGATCCAGGGTTGATAGCATAGCCTCTCATATCCCTAATCTTAAACCCTACTTTGTTTATCTGGCTAGTGGCTTCTACTAGATTTGATTTAACTTTATCTACATCTAGTTTAATACCGTATAGTTCCATCTGAGTTATAAGCAGTTCAAACTCAGATACACTTTTAAAAAGTTCGTATGTGTTTTCTTGTTTAAGCATACCTTCAAACCGCTTAAGAAGTTTGGCGGTGAGGACTACATCTTGTTCGGCATACGGTGCAACATCTGTTGCAGGCAGTCTATACATATCCCCTTTACCGTAACCGAAAAGATTAAGCTTATCATCAAGAACTGATTCAGCTTCAGCTGCTTCTTTACCAAAGAACTTAGCACCAAGGCTTTTGAGCTTTAGGTTTTTGCTATCTTCGTCAAGCATGTGGGCAGCTATTAAAGTGTCCAGTATCTTGGCTGGTAAAGGTACACCCTCCTTGTGCAGAAACTTCAGGTCAAATTTGTAGTTATGGCCTACGTAAGTTTTAGAAGGATCTGACAAGTAAGGTGCAAGTTTACCCAGGTAATCGAGGGGGAGGTTCCCCCCTACGATATGCCTGAAGGGGAAATAAAATGATTGGTCACCAGCAAGAACGGCAATGCCGCAGATCTTATCCCCAAGGAACGGTTCAAGCCCCGTGGTTTCTAGATCTACAAACAACAGATCTCTTTTGGCTAAACAGTTAATAGTTGTATTAAAGTTCTCAGTAGTGACAATCATTCTATTCCCCCGGTATTAGTTATTTAGACTTTCTCAGAATGGCACGTCATCTGATACTGGCCCATCGGGGTGAGGTGCCAGTCTATCAATCTTAGAGTTCCACTTCTCGTTGTACTCTTCAGCTACAACAGAGGCCATACAGCGGCGACCAAGGGCCTTCTCCTTGGAGAACTTGACTGATTGCCCAGCCTCCCCAAGGCCAAGAGCCTCTACGGTTTCACTGAGCTTCCAAAGAGCAGCAGCTGTTAGAGCCGTGAAGACTCGCATCGAGTGACCTTGGTGGTCCCCGTCTGCAACTTCCATATCCCAAACAAACATAGGGTTGCCTGCTTTAGAAGTTTCTTTGTTTACATCAACTACACTAACAGCGTAATCGCCATCTGGTATGCAGTACCGTCTAGGGTCATTTGATTGTGTTTTCTTTGCAGGCTCCTGCTCAGTCAGGTCTACAACAAAATCTTGGTCTATATCTTCTGGATTCATGTGAATCTCCCTTGTTAAAAAAAGTTAAGTTAAGTATTATGGGAGAGTGTTTTCCTTTTAGGGGATTGAGCACTCTCACCTTTCTGGTGCTCATTCCTCTATTTCTTTTTGGAACTCGCCTCTTTATTAAATATTTTGCTTAGATCAGGGTCTTCAATTATTTGTCCCAGTTTATCTGAAAAGGCAAACCCTCTGGTTTTTGCCCTGCACGAATTTTTATCACTGGTTAAAAGTTTACGATTACCTTCTTTGTCCATGTACAAGTACCAAACGTAATCCACAAAACCCATGACAGCTTCGCCGCATACCTTGGTCAAGGATGGACGAACTTCGATAAGCTTTCCGTCATCAGTTGTTTCAACTTTTGCTAGTGCAGTAACGACAAAGTTTAATTTAGCATCTCGAAACATACGGAAGACACGTTTCATCCTTGCAGTGTTTTTACCGTAGTCACGTTGAGTTATCTCATCCAAAGAGTTTCTGGCTTTCTTGGATGGGTTGTTTACTTCAGCATATACGATGTCAGCTAAGTCAGATGCTTGAAACTCTGTAGCTGAATCCAGAACAACTGTACGAACAGTCTCATAACCTTTCTCTTTGTTAACGATAGACCAAAAGATTCTCTCTAGGTCTTCGCATGTTTTGTGATTGGGTCTGCCTTCGGAATCTTTGCCAATGGTTTCATATAGAATCCCATCGATGTGACACACAGATGAAAGTCCACCTTCCACATCAATAAAGAGTACATCTTTCATGTGCGCTAGTTTTTGCAAGGTACCCGCAAGCGAAGTCTTACCTACCCCTGGATTTCCGTACAGTTCTAAATTAACAAATCGTTCAACATCTTTAACTTTCTTAGGCGGCATAGTCTTCTCTCCTCTGAAATTGGTTTTTCAAATCTTCGGTATCTCGACCCTTCAAGTCTTCAATACAAATTTCTCTGAACTGGCAGAAGTTGCAGTTCATAAAGCCGATCGATCTCGGCGGTGGTTCAAACGACGATGATTGGGTTTTAATTTGCTTAACGCTTCTAATGAAAACCGTATCCCATGTTCGTTGTAGTTCTTCATCTGTTCTGAAAGCACGGGACAATCTAATGAACTCTATGTCCTTTAACTTGTCTTTCATGTCTTCATAGTCAGCAATATCCAACCCGTTTTCGATAACGGCGTCCCGGTATATTTCCCAAGTTGTAGTAACCTTAGCCTTGGAAAGTGTACCCTTCTTAGTCATTGCTGGTTTCTTAGGTGCAGTGCTTTTGATTTGGCCACAGATGGTACCTATTGGATCTATGCCAAGGTCAATAACATGCTTCATGTAAACAGGTTTCTGTAGGTCTATCTCTTCAACCCAGTCAGCTTGAAAAGACTTTCTGAATTTAAAATCCCAAAGCCATACCTGCCCACTTGGTTTGTGACGAGCAACCCAGTCGATGTAACCGATGTATGAATCGCCATCATCAAGAGGTACTTCAACAGGGAACTCAATCAACGGTACTCCGTCTAGTTCAACTGTCTCCCAGTCTGACAATGGTAAAGATGCTTCAAACATCCTAACAGATGCAGTTGCATCTTCGATGAGTTGCTGCACTTCATCTATCTCGCCAGTGTCGAACTCCCCTTCACCTATGACAATCTCGTGATGGATGTCTTCGCCACGTAAGATGTTCTCAATCATCTTGTGGCCAAGCTTACCGTAAGACATTGCTGGTGTGGGAGGTGACATGAGCCCCTCTACATATTTCAAGTGCCACTGATAGTTACACTTGCCCCATGTATTAATCTGAGAAAAACTAAATTTTGTCATGTGTGTTTCCTAGTATGAAAATTTGTGTTTGATCGCGAAGCGTTTAAACTTACCCTTCTTATCAACTTCATGGATATGCCCACCGTCAAGCAGCTTCTTTATCTTACGGCTAGCCGTAGACCTATCTGCCCTCAAGAAAGTTTCCACTTCAGGTATAGTCTTTGGACCTTCCTCAAAGAACTTAATTAAAAGATCGTCGCCATCTGATTTATCAGAGTCCCTTAATTCAACCTGATAGCTAGGAGCATTTGTATCAATGTTAAAACCTAGTTCGATTTCTTCAGGGTTTTTAGATGATTTAAAGTGTCTCTTCATCTTAACATTGAAGTTATCAATAGGAGTTATCTGCCAACCTGTTTCAAGGAAGGCGTTAAGAAACTGTGAGCCCCACAATCCCTCTCGGTGTAAGTCACCACCTTTTTTTCTATGGTGAGCTAAAACAAAAGTTGTCCCGTGTTTATCTCGGATATCTTTCATGAACATCATTTGTTCAGCTGCACTGGCCATGTAGTCATCTGTAGATACAGTTGAATACAACGGGTCAATCAACACCAACGCTGGCTTAATCTCTTCGCATACTTCTGCCAAGGCAGCTGTACTTGAAGGATCATCAAATCTCAGTTGTCTTTCAATATGCACATAGATGGGAAGATCTGGAGGCATATTCAATTTGAACATATCATTCTTGCAAGTTGGTTGTACCAAGTTCAAACGTGATGAAGCGATTACTGCTAAACGCTCTACAGTTTGAGGGTGGTGATCCTCCTGTTGCACAATGATAACCGGCCCCTTCTTCTCAACAGGTATCTGATTTAGGAATGGCATACCAGATGCCACTGACACTGCTAGGTCCATGAGCAACCAAGTCTTATATGAACCGGGAGGACTTACTACAAAAGCGATAGTGCTTTCGGGTAGCCAGTCTTTAACAGTCCACTTAACTGTGTTGTCTCCGAACATGGTCATGTAGTCATTGAAACCCATCAGCCCAAACTTGAGTTTGTTCTTTGGCTTCTCAATGTCTCTATGAAACTTCTCTTCTTTAACGTTACGTGTATCGCTACGTTTAATTGAATCTACTGTTACACGTAGTTCAGAGTTTGGAAGAGGAGGCGCATTCTTTCTATTCCAATCTTGTAGGATTGAAAGAACTACACGTTCAGTTAAACCTTTGGCAATAAAGTAACCAGCCAATCTAGCACAGATGTCATTGCGACCGCCTTTGGATACCCCTTGCAAAGCTTTCATAACCCAGTCAGGGTCTTTGCTTTGTAGCCGCTCTTTCTCTTTCTTCTCTGGGCTAGTCATAAAAGCCAATGGAAAGTTCCCTGGCTTACCTTGTTTAACCCATTGGTAGTCCCCCTTTTGAGTGATAGAGGGAGGTACAACTACCATCCCCCCATCACCCCTAACATCTATTCCATCTGCTCCAACTTTGTTTGGTACCCTAGAAACCCCGGTCGGGTACCGATAGAATAAATGATAGCCCCCACTGCCAGTACGACTCACCAAGTCGGTAGGATAAAGTGCTATGACTTTTTGGTACTTATCCTCCGCTGATAAATCACCCCGCTGGTCAATGTCTAGAACCACAAGGTTAGATCTCTTACCTGTGATCAACCCAATGTTTTTTTCCTGAAAGTCTACTATGTCCCACTGGTTTGTAGATTGTGTCCAGTTGTTGTGTATTGGACGTTTGCCCAAATGCTCAACTGGAATTACATAAAGACCCTTGCTTGTATATTCTTCGACAATTGAGAAATCCATGATATCCCCCTATCAACATTAATTAGTGCTGTCAATAGCTGTTAGGCATAAGCTAGTCCTACGGAGTTGTTAATGATCGACATCTTATTCATCAAAGCGCTCGTCACTAACTTATCCATAGGGTGCTTGGCAGTTAGGATGTAGTAGTTGCAGGGGAACTTCTGTCCGATTCTGCAAATCCTATCCTCTGCTTGGAGGTTATCACCAGGAACCCATGACAAATCTACGAAGAGCATATGACTTGCCTTCGTTAAAGTTACGCCTGTCCCCATCGCCCCAATCGTACCAGCAATGCCCTTCAGCTCCCCATTTTGAAACTGTTTAATATATTCATTTCTCTTACTAGCAGGTGTGCTACCGGTGATAGTGCGCCACCCTTCTCTTGAATCAATTGCGTCAATGGCAGCGCGGTGTTGGCCGAACACAACCAATGGAAGATCTAGTTCTTCAAACGCTCCAAGCCAATCTAACATTGCTGGTATCTTACCCCTGGCTACTGCTTCACGAATCTTTGCAATACTTTCAAACTCAATCTTTAGCTTTTGTGTTAGCTGTGAAGATGCAATATCTTTAAGATCAATGCCATGTGCTTTTAATTCATCTAGTATATTGTCGCACATCTTCATGACAGGTTTGCTAATATCCACTTCAATCATACCCCTGGTTTTTCCAGGGAGGTCGGGCAGTACATCGCGCTTTCTTCTGCCTAACGCAACACGTTTCAAACCCTCACCTGCTTTTGCTTGAGGGGTTCCCCAGTCCCAACCATTCCACTGGTTCTTGTAACCCCTGAAAAGTCTGACAAAGTTTTCCCAGGTTCTGTAAGACTCTTTGTTTAAATCAATTGATTTTAAAAGACCCCATAGTTCATTGGGTTTATTCATCAAGGGGGTACCTGTCATTGCCCAGACAACCCCATCTAAGTTGATGACACGCTGCGCTAAAGCTCTAAAGTTCTTGGTTCTCTTTGCTTTGTAATTCTTAACTGCGTGAGCTTCGTCTGCAATTAGAGTTACCTTTCTTTCATCTGAACCAACGTGAGTATAGGCTTCAGCTAGTAGCTTATTTAAATTAACACTTAAAGGAAGCATGGTATACGAAATGATTACAGCTTCTTTACCAACAGGGAATCTAAAGTCTTTCTTCTTTTTAATAATAGAAACAGGGTGAGGGTATCCCCACAACTTTAATTCAGCCTCCCAGTTAAAGCGTAAGAAAGCAGGACACACTACTAGAATAGGGTGGTTGTAATCCGCTGCTTTAATTGCTTGAACAGTTTTACCAAGTCCCATGTCATCGAAGAGTAGGGCGCGTTGCCTACTCTTTAGAAATGAGACACCTTTCTTTTGATACTCGTATAACTGCATTGTGTTTTCCTTTATGCATCTTCATAAAATAAATCTTGGTCATCTCTTTTATTTTTACGGGCTTTGTTTCTAACTGGAGCATGCTTCGGTGAGAAGTTTTTCAATGCCCAGTTTGAACCAAAACGTACACCCAAAATTGTCCAAACTGATACACCTAGTATTTTAGCTAGAAAGTATTCCCAAAATATAAGTATGATTAATGAGTATTTTATAAATACCCATACATAATCAACGCCTGTAAAAAACAGTTCTGATAAATAATCCATGTGTTCTCCTACTCAAAGTCTATATCAACATATCTCAAAGCATTCCTTTCATCCGTGTTACTTGCATCAACTACTTCGCTGATTAGGGAGGCTGAAGGTGTATCTTCTTTCCAAGCTTCAACACCTTCGACAAGTCTTAAACACAGCATTAACAAATCACACTCACCGCAATTTTCATTGCACTTATCTGTGTCAAAGTTAACGATCGCTTCTATCGATAGTTGAAAGAAGTCCTCCATCACTCTTATTATTTTCTCCTTGTGGCTCTCCAGATCTTCCTTGTCGTCGGCTCCCCCTCGCAGAATTATATCTACTGTTTCTTCTACGACGCCGCGAACGCTTTCTGATTTTGCCAAATTCAGCATGACCCCCTCCGTCATCCCTCTTATCTATTAAGCCGGTGCAAAGTATGAATAACATTAGAAGCGTGTATGCCCCTATGTACTCATCACTCATCCAGCTTTACCAAATATATCAGGACGCATTTCATATCTTGTAACTTGCCCCTTAACAATTTTTTCAATTAACAAACACTTCTCTGCTGGAATCTTACCTCTAAGCTTCCAGCTATTGATAGAAGGTTGCTGTAGTTTTAACTCTCTCGCCAAAGCTGATTGGCTACCTAGAATTGAAATAACTTTATCCAACGCTCTTGCTGCTGAATTTGCATTTGTTTTTGTCATACTCATAAAAACTCTCCACTGGTTGATAGGTATCTCTATCAGTTATAAGTTATTAACACCAAACGGTCAAATGGATTAAGCCATTGCCATTACAAAAGATGTCTTGAAAGAACCGTTATCGTACTCAGACACAGCAGGGTCTCCTTCTTCAAAGAAGGAGAAGTTAATGTGTTGTTCGTTTAAACCTTTGAGTACCGATGTCATTTTGTTTACAGCAAACAAGGGGAACTTTGCAAAGCTTCTGATACCTTCATTCTCAGGAAAGATATCATCGTAGTTAACTAGCTCTACTTCCGCATGACTTTCTATAAAGTCTACATGTTCCTCTTGGTTATAAAGATAAGATTCTCCAGCCGTATTAAACTCAAAGCAAAGATTCTGTTTCTTTCTAACACACTGCTTAGCTGCCTTAGCATTTACATAGATTGTTGTAACAGGTTGCATTGCTTGTTGTGCAAAGAACGGACCTTTTAAAATCCCTGCAATCGCACCATCACTGGCCTTACTGATACACTGAGAACTTAGTGTTACTTCAATGTATTGTAGAGATGCTGTCTTACCTGTCAGGTGATGTAGTAACATCATCTGATATGGGATCTCATACTTGTATATTGCCATCTTTGTTTTCCTTTCTAAGATGTTTAAGAACTCTATGTAAAGCATTCTCGCAATCATTTATAAGAAGAGTTGCTTGCGTTGTGTCTTCATTAGAATCTTTATTGAACTCTTCGATGCGGTTTATTAATCTGATTACTTGCCCTTCCATTAATCCCCCTTATTGAAAAGACGCCATCCTTAGTAAACCAAACCCGGTCAAGAGGTCCAGTTACTTTCGTGTCGTCTTTAGCCCATATAAAAGTGTTATGAAACATAGGGTTAAAGGTAATCCTCTCCGCATTAGATGGAGGTACCTCAATAAAAGTTTCGGTGTACTCGCCAACTAAGAATACCGCTGGTGTTTTCTTTCCAGTTTCTTTAATTGTTTCAAGGGTTTTGGAATTGATTTTAGAATCAACATTAACCAGTACAAGGTTCGGAGTACGCTCATGTTTATTAATCACCTTTCTTTTGTGCCTGATAGACCAGAAGCAGTTGTGCTTTCCCCTACCTCTTCTTAGGTTACGATACACCCATACTTTCATTGTGCTCTCCTGAAAAGTTTACGTGTTTTCTTTTTGTAGTATTTCTTCTTTGGTTTTACCTTCTTCTTTTTGGAAGGGCATTTATAGAATTTCATAGGACGTTTGTATTCTTTACGTTCGAGTCTTTTAATTGTCCTAGTAAACCCATCCGTTTTTTTATTACGTCTTTCAAATTCCGCGTTATCCAACATTCTATCTAGGGTGCGTTTCTCCCAGTAGGTCATGCATCCACAAGAGGGATCATATCTTTTAGTTCTAAGAGTTGTGCAGCCAGATAGAAGAGAGAGCCCCACTGCAAGCAGGGCTCCCTTTCCTATGGTTTCCATTATGCGGCCAGAAGCATATCATTCAGCGTAGTCTCAGCCTTGCTAACAAGGTTAGAGCCACTGCCGAACAACGCGCTTTCAAAGCGGTTGCCTTGGCCACCCTTGGAAGAACGGTAGTAGTTCACATACTCTGTGACTGCGTTGTATGCAGCCCAGCCTGTGAAGCGTACACCTGGAAGGTCTTGACCCCGGCCCATAAGGTAGAGGCTTTGAAGTTTGTCTCGTGCATTCTCAGCACGCTTCTTGTTCCCCTCCTTGGGATCTGGAATCAAAGTATTAGCAAACGTATTCCAATTATCATTGGTCATCTGCGTTTGAGCCAATGCCTTAGAAAAGTCTACGACATTTGCCAAGTGTTGGTTTGCAAGTCCGAAGATATGCCGAGCCTCGTCCATACGATTACGCATGTTCCGAGTGTGGCGAACCGAGATACCTTGACCCCTACCACCTTTCAAAGCCATAGCTACGGTGTTAGCACAAACTACACGAACGGTAGTAGGCAAACATCGCAACGCTCCTGACCCATCATGGGAGTTGTAAAGCAGGATGTACTTGTCAACCAAGTCTCCAGGCAATGCCTCGAACTCTCCAATCTTTCCAAGCACCCAAATCTTCTTACCATTACGGAGAGACCCCGCAGTGTGGTAACGCATAAGACCCTCATCGACCAAAGAGTCCATGAACTCAAAGGCTTCTGTGTTCTGTAGAAGGTTGTAGTTCTTACCTACTACCCCAAGCACTGAGTTATCCATTGGGCGAACAACTGCCCGTTGGTCAGGGATTTCAATTGCCTCCTCCCCTGGCTCGGTGTGAGCATACATAGCACGCTTCTCCACTTCCCACTCAAGACCCGAAGCTTCCAAAGCTTGCTTGGAGTGTACGTTTTGATCTCCAACGTAAACACCTTCTCCATGCCAAGGTACATCGCCTGCGTACATCATTGTTTCTACTGCTGCTGCCATTGTGTTCTCCTTAAATGCAATTCGCATTTGTAATAGTAAAAGTCTCATTTGCGAACTCAACTTCGCAAACATCACCACCTAGTTTTAGATCCCTGGTGAAAGAATCGTAGTCAAAGTAATTCGCTAAGTCACCCATCATCTTGGGTAGATCATAGCAATCATCAATTAGTTCATATGCATAGTCACTAGCTGCACCGGGATATACACAAACGTCTTCTAGTTTTCCTTTGGCGTCTTCCAGTGTGTATCCCAGATCCTCTAACAAGTAGAGTAATGCTACTATCTCAGAAGGGTATGACAAGTTATCAATGTATTCTAAGTAGTCATTAAGATTACATGAAGTAACATCGCAATGATCAAACAAAGCTAAGTGCTTATCATCATTACCTTGGTAACTTAGTTCAACTTCTTCTACGTCATGTTGTTTCATTTTCTTTTCAAGTGACTCTAAATCCTCGAAAAAGAAAAAAGGTTTTCCAGTATCATAAGGTGTTGCACAGAAATCATTACCCATAATTTCTCCTTTGTATATAGCTGTATGCTATATGTTTAAATAAAAATATTACTTACTCTTAAATAAAGTGTGTAATAACCAAGCCATAAAACCAGAAGCTAGAACTGACATTAAGAAACCTACAGAATAACTTACTGCGTTATGGAATGTGAACAGGTTGCTAAAATCTACAAGTGTCCCAGTCCTGTAACCGAGGAAACCTGACATGAATATTGTAAAAACTACCCATACAAATAAGGATAAGGAGTTGCTCATTCAGCCCACCCCTGCTGCCTAATATAATCTAGGACTTCTTCAGACACTGGTGGTTTGTCTTCTTCAATCTCACCCTTGGTCCTGAAGTCAAAGTTGCTACCGTCTAACTGGTTAGAAGCCCCATAGATAGCAGCCAAGTCTCGAAGTGACATATTGATTGGTGCCTCTTCTAGTTTACCTAAGTTCATCCTGATGCAAAGTGACCATGCCTGTTCAGCTACATGTGCTAGTCTTGTCGCTTCACCGGATGGTGAACCAAGGTTTTGAAATACTTTACGTGCTTTTTCTACTTTATGTGAACTCATATTGTTCCCCCTTGTAGAGAGTTTATATTATAGGTGTCGGTAAATCTACCCAATACTCCTACCGTGGACCCTGAGATGTATTACCACAAGGACAATGGAAGTCGTTACAGCATGGCCCTTCTTGGCCTTCAGGGTTTTCATCTGCATAGTGGTTCTCTAGAAACTCACGAACAGAGCTTTGAAAAAGCTCCCACTTCTTAAATGCTTCAGGCCCCTTGGCAGATACAGCATCTTGTAAAAGTTCCCAGCCATCATCATTGATGTAATCAATAACCTCACATGTCTCTCCAAGGTTATCCATCTTCTCATCAATAAAAGCTTCAAAGTCATCAACCATTTGTATCTCCCTTTAAGATTAGTTCTACTGCTCTTCTGATCTCTTCATCAGAATACCACTCTCTTAAATTCTCAATTGTCATTACCAACGCTTGAAGGTTGGATCCTAATGCTATGTCTTTATCTATCATAGCTTATCCCTCTTGTCTATAGATTAGGGTAAATTAAAGTACCTCTACAATCTGGCTACCATAAGCCCATGCCCCATCGAAACCAATTACTAGATACTTCTTTGATTCTAATCTGGCTGCTGGTACAGGTGTACCGTACTTGCCACGCTCCTGCTTACACAGCTCAATGCGTGTGACAACATCCTCAAGAATTGGTCCACCCCCGAAGCAGCTACGGTATCTAATCTTGTCTCCGACTCTAATCATTTAGTTCTCCTCTTTTTAATTGTTCAAAGTAAACAAGCTTTTCTTTAATAGAATCTTTTGCTTTATTAAGAGCATAAAAAGGCGTCTCAAAGATTAACTCTTTATCCCCCTCATGGATTGAATAACTCCAAATTTCTTTCTTTGCATAACTAATGTTCACGTAAAAAATCTTCACTTCATACGTGTCATTAACCATGTAATTCTCAACCATATGACACCACCTCATAATACATTGCTAAGTCTAACCAAATTGTTTGATCATCTAAATAGACCAGTTGCTTCTCATACTTCACACCTTTCTCAATGTCGAAGCATATTGCAACAGCCGAAGTAAAGTCATCATTCCACTCAATGATGTTAATGATATGCCAGCCCAGCAAGGTATCATCCTTATGCCTTTCTAAAAGTTTCATACATGTCATGCTTTATTCTCCTAGTACGGGTAAAGGTAGCTACGGTCACACGCTGAACACTTTCGCCCGATCCTTGTTGTCCAACCTTCTCTTCCGTATTTAGTGTCTTTAAATTCCTCCATATGGTGCCGGTTATCTTCACTTTTCTCACAATGAGATGCGTCTATTTCTTTTCGTTGTTCTTCAAAGTCTTTCACAAGCCCCCCGTCTCATCCTTATGTCTTTCAAGAAGTTTTAGGGATGTCATGCCGCCTCCTCTCTCAAATCTTCAATGAACTCATCGAGTTCTTTTGTTAACAGATCAAAACAAAACACTTCGTATGAACAGTCAAGGTACGCATAGTGTACAGGCCCACTATTCCATTCATGTTTAGCAATATGAAACTCATCTGACTCGTAGGACTCTAAGTCCTCTGGTAGTTCAATTTCAATCTCACCAAGGATGTAGGATGCAAAGCATTTCTTTCTTGGCCAGCCTCCCAAAGCAAAGCCAAGGTTGATTTCGTACAAGGCCCCGAAGTGGCAGATATGCTCCACCACTTCGTTAACTTCCTTGTCTGTGAGTTCTTCTGTACTTGCTTCACGGATTGCATTATGCCAACGCTCTTCGTTCATTACATAATCATCCGGTAAAAAAGTTACGAACTCCCCTGCATAATTCCCTTCGGGGTTGAGGTAATACTCATCCCGCATCTGTTCAAGGTATTCATCCAGTTTGGTTGTCATCAGTTTTCTCCTCATCAAACGAGCTGTTTGATACTATACGTTCATTTGTTTTAATAAACTCGGGAAGTCCTGCCTTATCTGAGAAAAGAATGATGACGTTTTTTAACCCTTCTGCCATATATGATATAGTTGTTACCGTATAAAGTTCGCCACACTCCCGTTGGCAATTCTCTTCATGGATAAAAATTTTCTTCTTCACGTAATGTGAACTTAAGTCAGCCATAGTGTTCTCCTAAATTAAAGGCATTTGTGTTTCATACTTAAGGGTTTCGTCATTCATAATCTTATGCGCTACCTTGCAGGCATACTCATTACGACCGTCGAAGTTATTATTCGCATATTGGTCCGACTGAAATCTCAGCCATGCGTAACAAAGTTTAGAGAAAGATTGCTGAAGGGTGCGGTGTTGCTTGCCCATAATCTTACAAAACTTTTTAATGCGTGACTCGTTAGCCATTGCGTTAATAAAA